AAACATGGAAGGAGCTTACAGATACACCATTGTCTTCTTGGGAAATAGAAGCAATAAAACGTGTTGATGTAGTCTTTATGGGTACGATGAATGGCTGATCTTTCTGATATTAACATTGGTATAAACGTAGAGACAGGTGATGTCTCTAGAGGAATACGGATGTTTGATAATATGAAGAAGAAAATTGCTCAGATGCAGTTGGAACTTCGTAAAGGAGGTATCAGTAATAAAGCATACAATCGTGGTTTAGCTCAAATGTATCAAGAGCTTGGTAAGGTCACAGGCAATACCAGACAGGCTCAGAGTGCTGTAATGAAGTACTCAAGATCTATACAAGAGGCCACTGATGAACAGCTAAGGTTTACTTCTGTATCTGGCAAAGGTATGAGAAGGATGGAAGTCCTTGCACAACAAGCTGGTTATCAAATCGGTGACCTTGCGGTGCAAATACAGGGTGGAACTAATGCTGCTGTAGCTCTGGGACAACAGGGTTCTCAATTACTAGGTTTCTTTGGCCCTTACGGAGCTATCGCTGGTGCTGCACTAGCTATTGGTACAGGCCTTATTGCTCCATTTATTCGGGCGGGTAAAGAGGTAGAGGACTTCCAGAAGAAAGCTACTGAAGCTCTAGAAGATATAAAAGCAAGGATAGCTAAATTAAAAGGTGAAGACCCCGTATTAAAGGGCTATAATGAGAGTATAGCTAAATCAATAACTCAAGCTACTACCCAATTAGAACTTATGAATAAGATAAGGGAGTCTGGCAAGAAATTAAAACAGTCAGAGGAGGGTATTGAAGCCAGATTAGCACCAATTAAAAAGCAATATCTTGAGATAACTGCCACACTAGAAAAACAACAACGTGAAAAACAAGTTTACCTAGATACTTTAGAAGAAGAAAAAACACTATTATACGAACAAGACGTTTTAGCTAAACAAAGAGAGCAGAGAATTACTGACTTCTTTAAAGCTGAGCAGCAGATGCAAGAAGAAATAGCTCAGTCTAGAGTTAATGCATTACTTCAAGATAATAAAGACAGAGAGCTTCAACAAAAAGAAGACAAAAGAAGACGGGAAGAGAATGCCAAAATAATAAAAAAGATACGAGAAGAAAGAGCTAAGGCAGATAAAAAAGCTCACGAAGTAAGAATGGGCTATATTGCTTTAGAGGCTAGATCTCAAATGTTGTTGGGTACAGCACCTATGTTTATAAATGAGGATGCTCTTGCTGAAGCCGCTAAGATCTTTAAAGATAGAAAGGCCGCAGAAGAAGCTGCTGCAAAAGAAGCTGCTAAAAGACTTAAAGTATTAAAAAAAGAGATAGATCTCACCAGAGAACTAAGTGATGTACAGAAACAACAAGTAGCTATAGCTGATAGTGTCTCTGGAGCCTTTGGTAACTTCTTCATGCAGCTAGTAGATGGTACTACATCAGCTAAAGATGCCTTTAGAGCTATGGCTGCTGACATCATACAACAGCTTTATAGAATACTTGTTGTTGAACAGCTAGTACAATCTATTGCTGGTGCCATTACAGGTGGCTTTGCTCCTGCCTCTGCTGCTGGTACTAAGGGCACTGTAGCTCCACCTAAAAGACCGACAGGGGTGTTTGGTAATTATGATGGTGGTGGATACACAGGCTCAGGCCCAAGATCAGGTGGCTTAGATGGTAAGGGTGGCTTTATGGCTATGCTACACCCTAGAGAGACTGTCGTAGATCACACTAAAGGTCAGGGTTCTGGCGGTACAGTAGTAAACCAAGTATTCAATATCTCAGCTAATACATCAGACGATACTAAGAGACTTATTACTCAGACAATAGCACAAGCCTCACCAGCTATCATCAATCAGTCCGTAGGTGCAGTTATGAACCAAAGACGTAGAGGTGGTGCAATGAAATCAGCATTTGGATAAATCATGGCTATAAGTTACCCTCTTAATACACCTACAACTATTGGCATAGAGAGTATTGAACTACGTGCTGTAAATGCTGTAGCTGTCTCTCAGTCTCCATTTACATATAAGCAACAGGTTATTTCTCATCAGGGTCAAATTTGGTCTGCTTCAGTCAGTATTCCCTCAGTGCGTAGGGATCTAGCTGCTGACTGGAAAGCTATGCTAGTAGCCCTTAAGGGTTCTGTAGGAACATTTCTACTGGGAGACCCTGACTATGTTACACCTAGAGGTACAGTAAGCGGTACACCTACTTTATCAGGTACAGCAGGGGATAGCACAGTTTCAGTTACTATGACAGGTACTCTACTAGCTGGTGACTATATTCAGTTAGGTACAGGCTCTGCTGCCAGACTACACCAAGTATTAGTAGACCAAAGTGGTAATGGTAACTTAGAGATCTGGCCTGACCTTAGAAGCACATACTCAGGTGAGACTGTAATTTACAGTAGTCCTAAAGGAGTCTTCAGACTTGGCAACAGTACTACTTCTTGGTCGATAGACAATGCTAGTTTCTATGGCATATCCTTTGAAGCTATAGAGGCTCTACAGTAATGTCGAGAGTTCTACCTGACACAATAGTTGACGCATTAGATGATAATGTAGTCTACCCCTTCTTTGCTGTTGAAATGAACTTTGATGGTGATGATGTCTTACGCCTATGGACAGGTGTGGGTACTCTTACTTTTGAAGGAGTTTCTTGGACAGGTTCTGGTACTCTTTTAGGCATTTCTGCTATTGAGGAAACTACAGAGACTGCTGCTAGAGGTGCAGATATTACTATTACAGGCTTACCTTCTGAGGTATTAGCTTTAGCTCTTAGCACTCCCTATCAAGGTAGAACCTGTAAGATCTACTTTGGTATGTTCGCTAAAGGTAGTCTACAGAAAGAAAGCGATAACTTTATCTTACTAGAAGATGGCTCACGTATTGAGTTAGAGGATAGATCAACTGGTCTGACTGAAATATTTACTGGTTACATGGATCAGATGAATATCTCTGAAGAGGCAGACACAGGTACTGTTCAAGTTAAGGTTGAGAACAAATTGATTGACTTAGAAAGGGCTAGAGTAGCTAGATATACTGCTGAGTATCAAAGGTCTAGGGATATAGCTGGTGCAAGTACAGATGCTGGGTTTGATTTTGTAGCCAGTATGCAAGATCAGAAACTAGCTTGGGGTAGGAGTTCTGAAAGCTAATGGGTTTATTCGGTTTAGACATTGATCTATTAGATAGAGACTCTCAACTAGGGGCTGCGATTACAGCAGCAGTTGCTTTTGCTGTTGCATATTATGTTGGCCCAGCGGCAGGTTCTACCCTAACAAAACTACAATTTGCTACCCAGTCTGCAAGTGCTGCATATGCCTTTTCTCTTGGAACATCCGTATTAACTAAAGCATTAATGCCACAACCAGAATTAAGCGGTGGTGACCAAGGTTACCTAATAACTCAAAGAGGCTCAACTATGCCTCATCAGGTTATTTACGGTAAAACTAGAATAGCCAGTGGTATAGTCTTTCAAGGTACTACAGATAACAACAAATACTTACACAGTGTATTAGCTTTCGCTGGACATGAGATAGAAGAATTTGAAACTATTTATTTCAACGATGAAGTTCTTACTCTAAGTGGTAACGATGTTACAGCACCAGCTAAGTATGTTGGTAAAGTTAAGATAGTTAAGAAGCTAGGTACAACTACACAGTCTGCTGTTACATCTTCTGACTTAGGCGGGGTCACACCACCTTCACAATGGACAACAGATTGTAAGCTGTTAGCTACAGCTTATCTCTACGTTATGCTGGAATTTGATGCTGATGCATTTCCTAATGGTGTTCCAGAAGTTACAGCAGTAATTAAAGGTAAGAAAGTATACGACCCTCGTACAAGTACTACAGCTTGGTCTGACAATCCAGCCTTATGTTTAAGAGACTACCTTACATCAGGTAAAGAGGGTACTAATACAACCATCTATAATTACGGTCTTAGTGAAGACATTGAGAGTGTAGATGATGATCTTGTCACTATAGCGGCTAATGTCTGTGACCATCTAAACTACCCTGTTCTTTCAGGTGGTACTAGGTTCTCTCTTAATGGTGCATTCACCACTAACACCACACCTTATGATGCTATACAGAATTTGTCTACTTCTATGGGTGGACTACTGTGGTATGCTCAAGGTAAGTGGAGAATGAAGCCAGCTTACTACACAAGTCCAGTGCTAGACCTTAATGAAGATGATTTAAGATCAGGCATATCAGTTAATACTAGACATTCACGTAGAGATAATTTCAATGTAGTTAAAGGCACATTCAGAGGCCCAGAAAGTGACTATCAACCGTCTGATTTTCCTCAAGTGCCAGTCCTTAACTCAGCTACTTATGATGCACTATTAGCTGCTGATGGTGGACAGGAAAGTGTAATTGACTTACAGTTACCTTTTACAGATAACACAACTGAAGCTAGACGTTTGTCTCGTATAACTTTAGAACGTAATAGGCAGCAGCTTAGTGTACAGGCTACCTTTGGTCTTAAGGCTTTCCAAGTTCAAGTGGGAGATATTATACGTCTTACCAATACCAGATTAGGTTTTGATAATAAAGAGTTTGAGGTTATTTCTTGGGACTTTGGTGTACAAGGTGATTATGACATCCTAGTTAATATGTCCCTTAGAGAGATCAGTGAATCTGTCTTTGATGAGGTATCTGACGGTGCAGTATATGAGAGTGATAATACAACCTTACCATCACCATTTGATGTACCACCTGTAGCTGTAGCCCTCACTCAAGAATATAGAATTATCAACGAGCATGTAACTAACGTCCTTGTAGTTAATGTGTCAGCTACAGCCTTTGAACGTGTAGATTACGTCGAAGTAGAGTTTAAGAAGTCTACAGACACAGACTACAGTGTCTTAGGCACAGGTGACTTAGGTAGATTTGAGATCTTAGACATTGAGACACCTTTAGCTGGTGCAGCGGGTACTATTGTCTATGATGTCAGAGCTAGAGCTATCAATGCCTTTGGTATTAAGGGTGCATTTACAGATGCACAGAAGACTGTAGAAGCTGACACTACTGGCCCCTCTGCTCCAGCTACCTTTGAGAAGCAATTATCTGGTGGTACTTTATTCTTTAGCTGGACTGCTTCAACTGACTTTGATCTGTCGTATTACAGACTATGGCATAGCTCATCAACTACAGCTACATTTACTGATGGTTCACCTCAAGTCATAATCAATAAGGTTGCTAGACCAGCGACATCAGTAGCTTACCCAGCTTTGTCAGGAACATTCTTTATTGAGCCGTATGATAAGTCAGGTAACGAAGGTACTGTAGCCTCTGTTGTTGTTCTACCCTCTGAACTACCTGAGTTAGGGACATCACAGACTGACACTGAAAACCCAAGTTTCGCTGGTAGTAAGACTAACGTAGCTGTAGCTACAGGCCCAGATCCTGATGAATTAAGACTATCTAGCTTTGCTTCTGCGCCCTCTACAGGTACATATGAGTTCACAGGGTACTTAGACACAGGCTCAACTAGGACTGTAAGGGTATCAACTAACTTAACCTCTACTAGGCATCACGCTAATGCTTCTGGGGGATTAGTGAATTGGGATGACATACCTAACAACTGGGATACTTGGCCTAACAACTGGGATGATTGGTCAGATGAAGACCAGCCCTATGGTGACTTCAGTACAACCATTTATGTAGCTGCAACTAATGATGACCCTGCTGGTTCTCCTACATGGGGGTCTTGGGTTGTAGCTGCTGGTGAACTCACAGGCAGAGCATTTAAATTCAAAGCTGAACTCGACAGTACCAACAACAATGTATCGCCAAGCGTAAGCGTCTTGGAAGGGATAGTGGAATACTAATATGGCACAACACGACTATAACATAGCTAACCAAACAGCAGCTAATGCTAGAACCGACATTAATAACGTCCTATCAGCTATAGCTACAAACAACTCAGGAACTTCTGCTCCAAGTACTACCTTCGCTAATATGTGGTGGTATGACACAATTAATAACCTCTTAAAGATTAGGGCTGAAGGTAATGACGCTTGGATCTCTGTAGCCTACCTAGACCAGATAGGTGATAACTTCCGCATCCTAGATAACACAAAAGTAGTGAACACCTCTGGCACTCAGACTGGTTTACTAGGGGATCAAGCTACATCTACATGGGAAACAGGTACAGGTACTACTGAGAGCCTTGTGTCACCAGCTAAGGTAGCTGCATCAGCAACTGAGGTCGTAGCTGACTATGCTTTGGGTGTCGGTCAAACGTGGCAGAGCTTAGCAGGTAGCAGGGCACTAAATACTACCTATCAAAACACCACAGGTAGGCCGATATCAGTTTCTGTTGTTACACAACCTGGGGGTAGCGCAACAACAAGTTTTGAAGTGTCTCCAAATTCAGATATGTCTAGTTCTGTAGTAATATCAAGACAAAGAGACATCAATGGTCTTACTACAGACAGTGGTATTATTCCAAATAACATCTATTACAGGTTAAATTTGGGTAGTGGTTTTATATC